CTCTTCGTCCAATTTTTTCAACTTAATCACGGCATTTTTTGAACTCGTATCTGTACCACCCGACTGCTTAAACGCGTTTAATTTTTCACGCGCGGAAGATTTTATTTTTTGGTTTCCTATGGTATTTACGTTTTTTTGAAGTGTATCTATGGCATTTTTAGTACCCATATCATTGAGTTGTGTCTTGTATGCATTTTCGTATACCTTGGCGATACGCGCTTCTGCCGTCTCATACATGTTTGTGCCATTCTTGTACGCTTTGATGCTTTTTTGGGCTTCATTCATGAATGTAATACGGCGTTTATCATTGAGTTTACGCCCTTTATTTACTATGTATTTCTCAAGCTTGGCCACTTTCCCATCTTTTTCGCTCATCACTGGGACTGCCAACTTTTTTCGTAACGCGTTGAGTGTTGTGGTGTTACCGCGTTTCATCGCATCTTCGATTTGTTTCGCCAGTGCTCTTGTATTTGTAGCAGAAGATGTCGACTTGGCTCGCTCGAGCGCACGTCTTAATGCATCACTATTTGGACCACTAGTTTTGGATTTTTGAAACGCGTTTACGAGTTGAGTCATGGCCGGATCGTTCGAACGACGTGATGGTGCCGGTTGTTCTCCGCGCACTCTCCGGGCCATGGCGTTCATGTAATACTTGTTTCGTGTGGTGCGTGACGCCCCGTTCCCGTTTTGACGGTTCCCGTTTTGACGGTTCCCATTTTCACGGTTCCCGTTTTGACGGTTCCTGTTTTCACGGTTCCCGTTTTCGCGGTTCCCATTTTCACGGTTCCTGTTTTCACGGTTCCTGTTTTCACGGTTCCCGTTCCCAAGATTACTCGATTCATTTGAAATGCGTTTCAAATTATTGTTATTCTTTACACCGTTTCCGTTACGGTTATTTACATTAAAATTGTTTTGATAGTTGTTATTACTATTTACGGAAATGCGCTTTTCTTTGCGCACTGTAATGTGAAGACGGATGGGTTCTCTCACGCCTTTTGACTTTAGAACATTCTCTATCGCATCGACGAGTTGTGCTTTTGTCATTTCTTTGTAATTTGAAAGACCCACTTTACGCGCCAGACGTTTCAGTTCGTCTGATTTAGATGAGGAACTGAGTAGTACTTCAAAGTCATCACCCGTGAGTGGGGATTTTCGATCTAACATGTACTTACCATCTTTCGAGAGAACCATGGGTGGAAGTGGGAGCTTACCGTCCTGGATAGACTTGTATGCGTCGCACACTTGATTTCTAGTAAGATTGAGATCCATACCCGTCTCCTGACGTACGAGACGTACAAGGTTTTTGGTGTTTATACCGGGATTGCACGCATCCATATTGTTATAAACTGATAAAAAATTATGAGGTACCTTTCGTCAACATTCGTATCTTATCTTCATAAGACATATTGAAATCAAATATGTCCATGTCGTCCACGTCTATGATTTTGATATCATAATCACGTGTATCATAGTCGTATCTATTTACCAACGCCGAGCGCATGATATTTTCGGCAAACACACGTGGGTTGTCTATATTTTCTACGTACGGTATATTTGATTTTATTTGTATACAATGAACATCATATGGTTTATATTTTAAGAACGGTGCGAGTGGCATCGATTCTACGGTACCACCATCTACGTATGTGTTCCCTCTATATTTTCTGGACGAAAACACGAAAGGAATCGCTATGCTCATACACACGGCGTCCAGTACTTTCATATCGGGGTGTGTATCGACCGAAAAATACTCGGTCTTTCCTGTATTAACACAGAATGCAGATATGTATATCTTTTTCTTAAGTTCGGCAAACGTGGGGTCACATTTGCATATATCCACAAACTTTTCGCGGAGTGCGTCTAAATCTACGAGTCCATAACTATGTAAAAAACATTTCAAGTTCAATTTCACTAAATCTGAAATGTTTAATCTGAGTGATACGTCTATCATCTCATCAACGCTCTTTTCGAGTGCAAATAACACTGCGAGTATGGAACCCGCAGATGCACCCGAAATTTCTTCTACATTACTGAGACGATTTTCTATGTTTTTAAGATATCCTAACATGGCATACAGTCCCATAGCACCTGGACCAATTACCAAATATTTCATTGGTGGTCACTTAATAGTACTTAGGAAATTGCTTTCGCAAAAGAGCGAACACGAGCGCGAACACGACGGTGTGTACGAAAGCAGACGCTGGGCTAGTCTGTCCCGACATGTAAACACCCTTAGAGCCTGGTGGCAGGGTGAGCAACATACCTGGGCTCAAGGCCAAGAACAAAACGGTGGTCACGATGAGGTCGGTTCGCGTCAACACGAGACCCATGGCTTTCGCGATCAACGAATAGACGAGGAAAAACACGAGTGCGTGGAAAAGAACGGCGGTACGTCCTGTGAGTCCATCACGGAACTTAATGCTGGTACCATCGGTACGCAGCAAAATACCTGGGCTGAGCGCAAGGAAAAGGGCCGCTGGAATAGAGACCTTTTGTGAGAGCATGTTTACTTTATGTATATATTATAATTCTATCGCTCTATCATCTGAGAACTGGTAACAAAATTCAATAAAATCATGATATTTGGCATACTTGAGAATGTGATTGTCGAGATATCTATCTCCTAGATACCTTTTTAGTAGTTGCCACATCCACCAAAGATCATCGTCGAAGTGTCCGCCCCAATCGTCTATGTGAAGATGACGATTCAATTGGATTTCATTTTCTTCGTCATCACTGTATTCATTATCACTATTACGTTCCGCCGCGTGGACGTATTCATTCCAAACCATTATTTCTTATCCTTGATGCCCGTGAGGGAAAGTGAAGTGGATTCCTTTACTGGAAGACTATCGAGTATAGCCTTTAACACACTTTCAGCCTGTTGTTCATTACCATTGAAGTAGTTCACAAGACCTTCCATCACGGTGGTCTTATTAAGGCCAGTCTTTCTGGCACTTTTACGAACGGAAATTTTCCCCTTCTTAAGGTTAATGGCGTCGAGACCGTTATCCATCATGAGCTTTTTCACTTGCAATTTGAGGGATTTCTCGGCCTGAACGAGGATCTTTATATCTTCTCTGGCTTCTGTAATTTGCTTGTTTAATTCAACCAATTTAGAGACGCTGTTTGAGAGTTCGTCTGAAGGAACTTGAGACATTTATATATATTTAATACGTTATTCTTTAAGTTTAGGCGCACAAACCACGTTGCATCGTGTCTGGTGCAATAGTGGAGTTGTTCCACACGAAGGGATCCTTGGGGTTTGGTGGGTCGGCGCGAATTTGTTGGTTCGCGTTACGAAGAGCACCACCGATGGTTTCTGGGTAGCCGGTTTGTTGGCGTGGTTCGAGGAAGTTTTGGCCGGAAAGGATGTCATCTGGGGCAAACTCACCGAAGTCCTCCTGAGGCGCGACTTCACGTGGCAACAAAGAAGAGGCGAGACCAGTACCCGCCTTCATTTCGCAACCAACACCGGCTTCGGCCGATGGACCGACGGCATCAATGCCACCGATGCCCGCATATTCGGTGTGCTTCACGCTGTAGCTGGAACGGTTATTGGAAACCATGAGGTAAATCACAACCACGATCGCAAGGGCGACGATCGCTTGACGTGGCGTGACCTTTTTCATCTTCATCATCTTTTATATATAGAAACAATTTTTTTATTCATCATCTTCAATCACGATGTCTTCTGGGTAAGCCTCAATTTCTGGTTCTGGTTCGGGGGTTGGTTCTGGTTCTGGCTCCGGCTCAGGGGTTGGCTCTGGCTCCGGGTTCAGTTTGACCTGGACCAAATTCCAAGATGGACCGAATGCCTTCTTCGCGAACCAAAGACCCGCGTACTCGAGCATGATAGTACACGACGTGCCTGGGGAAAATGCTTCAATTTGCGTCATTTGCTTCGACGCGTCGAACACCTTCGTGGCTGGAATTCGTTCCGCCGAAATTGTATCTTCCTTCGTGTACACCTTATTGATGGTCTTTTCCGTCAACTTCTTACCGAACCACGTCTCACTGTTTTCAATTGCGGACGTCAAGTTCTGGGTATGGATGGCCTCAATCTTTTCGACACCCGTTGCATCAGAGATGTCGAACGTGACTTCACCGGATACATCATCGACGACCTTCACGTTCTTCACCTGTACATAGCATCTTTTCTTATCTTCGGTGAGAGCATTCACGTGATAGAGACCATCTTCGCCCTTCGAGAGAGATCCGTAAATCATTTTATAGTTCATATACGGTTCAAATCTTTAACCCCTATAAATGGTATCATGGCGGATTTGCGTATAATAGGTTTTGGAACCCATGCATCGCGTGCTGGCTTAAATCCATAAAGGGTTTCCTCTAGTTTTATCTTTTCTGGTAAAGGAATTGGACGCTTTGGCCTGTAATTAAATTCATTTTTAACGTAGTTTTCTGATTTGTTTTTGACCCAGTTGAGTTCTTCTGTGTTGAAGCGCATATTACCTTGTGTTTTGGTAAAACCCGAGAGATTTCCCATATTATGAGAAGTTTTAAGTCCATGAACGTATTGTTTTGAAATCTTTTCCGGATCGGGGGTCGTCGTAAATGCCGTGTATTTCTTGGGATTCACTTTCTTCGCGTTTGACATTTTCACGTTGCGAAACACCGCGCGCTTTTTTGTGACTTTCTTAAGCGGTATGCCGACCTTTTTCATGATATCTTCCATCGAGTCATTTTGAAGAATCTTTCGCTTGGTAACGAGGCGGGCAAGTTTAATCATTCGCCGACGATCTTTTTCTTTCTTTTCTGGTGCACGAAGGCCTAGTTTCTGCATGGTATACGAGTCTTCGATGAGAAACTTTTTAGATGCAAGTTTGATGTTATCGAATTTACCGATAACGTATTTGCCCGTGATTTTGAATATATCGAGTGCCTGTATCTGGTCATCACCTACTTCAAATCCAAATTCACCGGGTCGCATAAATGCTATGTCAAGTATACCACCCATATTAATGGGTTCGATACGCCCAGTCTTCGGTGAATACACACGAGCTTTCATGTCGAGGGTGAAGAGCTCGATATCCGCGAGTGTGTCTGGTCCTTTTTTTGAATCCTTTTTCTTTGGAATGAGGGTGTATCGGCGGGTCACATATGGCCCCTTGTTCGCAAACCCGAGACCAATGAATCTACCTGGTTTTCCTCGCCCCTCTTGTACGAGCTTCGCAAATCGCGTGTTTACACGTTTCGAAATTTCACCAAGTTTATTCCATAGTAAAAGTTTCACCGCTTGAAGTTTTCCAAAAAACTTAGCATCTGGTTTGAATCTGGGTGTGAACTTGGTGTCTATATCGAGCGTCATGATTCTCTGCGTTGGTTCTAGGTACGAATTCACTGCATCGCCACCCGATAAAATCAAATCACCGACGGGATTCAAAAACGCCGTGAGTTCGTCGATGATCGCATATATTTCATAACGAAGTATGTCCGTGAATATAACACTCGCGAAGTCTTTGAAATCTTCATCCTTGTGAACGCGGTGCATTCTCGCCCTGAATTTGGCGACATCATCTTTATCATAGAACTTCTTGAGTACGGGGTCGTTATGAAACAGTTTCTTTGTCCTGAAACGATTTATGACCCCAGCTGAGTACTCGGCTTGATCCATATTATTAGTACATTACATATTATTTCAACAAGCTTAAAGATGTGATACCTAAGTAAAACATAAAACGAGATGTCTTTTGAATCTGTCCTCACCGAAATTGCCGCTCTCCGTAACGACGTCAAGTCCTTGACCAAGATTGTTCGTAAGATCAAGGCCAAGCAAGACGATCCAGACGGAACCAAGGCTGCTTCTCGTGCGAAGAACAACGGTTTCAACCGAGAACAAGCTATCTCCCCAAAGCTTGCTGATTTTCTCGGCGTCGAGGCCGATAAGCTCGTCTCCCGTTCGTTCGTTACTCGCGCGATCAACAAGTACGTTACTGAGAAGGGTCTCAAGCACCCAGAAAACGGTCGCGTTCTTGTTCTTGACGACAAGCTCCGTACTCTTCTTGACCCACCTGCGGACACGCAAATCACGTTCTTGAACTTGCAAAAGTACTTGAGCCCACACTACACCAAGGTCGAACAAACTGCTTAAAAAAATATACACTTATCATATAAAATGTTAATCGACAAGGCATCCGTCGAAACCCTTGTTGGTACAAAGATATCTAAGATAGATTTGTACCAAAAAGCATTTACACATAAATCTTCGTTGAAAGAAAATGAAAATCTGGAATCATTTGAGACGCTTGAATTCATAGGGGACTCTGTATTAGGATTCGTTATCACAAAATTTCTGTTTGATAGATACGAGAAACAAAGGGAAGGATTTCTCACAAAAGCTCGCACTAAACTTGTGCGAGGTGAGACGCTTGCAAATATTGCGATGAAGCTCGAAATGTACAAATGGGTTCAAATGGATGAGAAGGGTATGCGCAACGAATGGTTCAAAAATCCAAAGATTTTAGAAGACGTGTTTGAAGCATTCATAGGCGCGATATACATGGACCTAGGGCTTCTACACGCAAAACGATTTATTTTAAACATTTATGAGAATCCTCAACTCGTGAATATGCAATCCATCATGGTTGATGATAACTACAAAGATCATCTCATGCGTTATTGTCAAACACATGGACACCCTTTGCCAGATTATCGGGTTATTTCACACGATAATGGTATATTTTATGTAGACGTATACGTGAACAATGTCATTCTAGGTAGAGGTTTTGCTAAAAACAAAAAACAGGCTGAACAGAACGCGGCAAAGTATTTTTTCTATCCAAATTGTAATATAGTACAATAAAGTGTAGATATGCTTAAAAAGTAAATTGTAATACATATTAGGATGCATCCAAATGTCGCAAAGTTGATAAGTAAAACGTATGCGGAACAAAGATCGCAAGAATGGCTCGACTTGAGAAAAAACATGCTCACAGCGAGTGATTGTGCCACAGCCATAGGGGAAAACAAGTATGAGAAACCATTTGATCTACTTCTCAAAAAGTGTGGAAAGGGTAAACCTTTCACTGGAAACGCGGCGACCGAGCATGGGAATAAATACGAAGACGAGGCTCGTATTCTATATGAACAGAGACACAATGAGGTCGTACACGAGATTGGTCTCGAACCACACCCAAAATACCCATGGCTCGGTGGGTCACCTGATGGTATCACGGAGAGCGGAAAGCTCGTAGAAATTAAGTGTCCAATGTCCCGCCAAATTTTACCGGAGGTCCCGAAACATTATATGCCACAGTTACAATTATGTATGGAGATTTTAGACCTAGAAGAGTGTGATTTCATCCAATATAAAAATGCCGATTTTAACTGGCCGAGACCCGAAGAGTTTGTGGTCGTGCGCGT